TAGGAGTCATAAACATGGCAGGTCAAGTCTGGGCCGTTAACTCGCTGGGTGGCTTCCTCTACAGCCGCCAGCTTTCGAACGTGCTGCGCGCCAACGTGCAGCCTCTCGTCAAGTTCCGTCAGTTTGCTGACGTGCACGACATTTCGCAGCAGGGCAAGAAGAAGGGTGACACCTTCACCTGGGACGTGTTCTCGGACGTTGCCACTGCCGGTGCGGTGCTGGTTGAAACCAACACCATGCCTGAGACCAATTTCACGATCACCCAGGGCACGCTGACCGTGACGGAAGCCGGTAACTCGGTTCCGTACTCGGGCAAGCTGGACAACCTGTCCAAGTTCCCCGTCGAGGACGTGATCAAGAAGGTCCTCAAGAACGACTGCGTCAAGTATCTGGACCGCGCCGCTTGGACGCAGTTCAACCAGACGCTGCTTCGCGCCATCCCGACCGGCGGTACTTCGGCCACTGCGGTGACCCTGTACACCAACGGCACGGTGACCGGCACGAACTCCGTGGCTTTCAACAACTCGCACGCCAAGGCGATTGTCGATGCCATGAAGGAGCGCAACATCCCGGCGTACATCGCGGATGACTACTACGCGATTGCGTGGCCCTCGACCCTGCGCACGTTCAAGAACGCGCTGGAGACAATCCACCAGTACTCGGACACCGGCTTCAACCTCATCATGAACGGTGAGATCGGCCGCTACGAGAACACCCGGTTCATCGAGCAGACCAACATTGCCAAGGGCACGGGTACTGACGGCTCGACCACCACTTCGTGGACCAACGGTCAGTCCGACTGGGTCTTCTTCTTCGGCAACGACACGGTCGCAGAGGCCATCGCAGTGCCCGAGGAAATGCGCGGCAAGATCCCGACCGACTTCGGTCGCAGCAAGGGCATCGCCTGGTACTACCTCGGCGGTTTCGGAATTGTCCACACCAGTGCGATTAACACTCGCATTGTGAAGTGGGACTCGCAGGCTTAATCGAGGAGCACTGACAATGACTGTTCAGAACACAATCAAGAACATGGCGTACGACCATCCGTCGTACATCGCCCGCCAGAGCTTCTCATCCGTCATGGCTGCCGGTTCCGGCGGTGTGTCGGGCAAGTTCGTCGCCCACACCGCTCTGACGGTGCTGGGCCTGACTGCCTACACCACCACGGCTGGCACTTCGACCTACACCGCGACGCAGTACTTCGGTGCGCAGGACGGTACGTCGGTCTCGGCCACCGTTCACGCTGCCGTGACTCAGTTGTCGCTGATCAAGATCACGAACACTGCGGCGTTCGGCACGGCTGTGGCGCTCAACACCACGACCTACGGCCCGTTCACCGTGAGCCGCTACTACGTCAACGGCACGGCGACCGGCGCTGTGGGCGTGTACGCTCAGTTCGCGCTCAACACCGGCACGGGCTCGGCTGGCCTCAACGGCATTTCGGCCGCTGTGGGCGACCAGCTGTACGTGGTCAACGGTACTGACGCAACGGCGGTCAACCTGGTCAACATCGACTACCAGATCGCTCCGCTCGCCTCGGTGGTGGCGTAAACCATGTCGTTCACCTCGCTGGCCTATGACAACCCCGCGTACACTGCGCGGGGCACTTTCAACTCGATCATGACGGCGGGTTCGGGCGGTGTCAGCGCGGGTTTTGTGGCTTTTGCAAACCTCGCGCTGTTCAGCCTGACTGCACACACGACTGTGGCTGGCACTTCGACCTACACCACCGGCCTTGTCGGTGGTCCGGCCGGTGTCGGTACGGCTGGCCCTGCGGTGGCTGCGACTCAGCTCTCGCTGATCCGCATCACCAACACGGCCACGGCCGGTGCGACTGTCGCCCTGTCTACGACCACCATCGGCCCGTTCACGGTCGCTGGCTCGTTCTTGGGTGCTGGCGGCACGGCAACCAACCAAGTCGGTGCGAGCAACGTGTTTGCGCTCAACACCACTGCGGGTCTGTCACCCGGCGGCATCCGCGTGAACCGCGGCGACCGTCTGTATGTGGTCAACGGCACGGATGCCACGGCAGTCGAGCTGGTGAGCATCGACTACGCTGTCACCCCCGGCTCTGAAATCACGGCTTAAGGACACACACATGGCAAAGATCACTCAGCAGGGCCGTGCACAGTACGAGACCCCGCAGATTACCCCCGACCAGTTGGGCACTCCGATTGTGGGCGGCATGAGCCCCTCAATGGACGATGTCATCCGCTCGGCCAACGCTCGCTCGGCTAAGCGTCACGAGATGAAAGGTCAGGAAGTGGCCGACGTTAACGTGCTGCCCGACAGCGCGATGATGGCTGGCAACGAAATGGTGGGCATCAAGAACAACGGCTACATCGCCAAGAAGGCGCTGGAGTTTGGTGTCAATGCCTTCTACAACTCGCTGCCTCCCGGCATGGACATCGAGGATCAGGAGATCAGCGACATCCGCGAGATGCAGATGGTTGTCTACGAGGGTGGCTTGAGCTTCCCCGGCGACGGCTGGACGCAGCGCCAGCTGGGCGCTCAGATGCCTCGCGCATTGGACATGGGCCGCTCGGCCATGACCAACAAGATCGAGAAGTCCAAGTACTAATCTGAGGTGACCGTATGGCCAAGGTCATCCAAGAGAAGTTCCAAGTCACCTATGCTGATTACGACAGCATGGGTGAGGAGGACATTCAGGGCTGGACTGACGATCAGTCGATGAGGGCCAAAAAGGGCCTGCCGGGGCGTGAAGGCGCTCCGGGAGGCGATGGCAACTCACGCTGGTCGATGAACTCGGTGATGCTTAACTCCCTGCCGCCTGGCATGGACATTGAGGATCAGGAGATCACCGATCAGCGTCAGTTGGGCATCAACACGGTTGGCAACATGGGCAATGCGTTGGCGCAGGGCGACCTGACCAACTCAGAAGTCAGCGCCATGTCTCTGCGCAAGGGCTTTGACAAGAAGGCCTTGTTGCAGACGGACGATGCCTACACCCGCGAGCACAACGACGCTTTCTACGATGACGTGGGCGGCTTTGTCGAGCGCAACAACTATCTGGATCGGATGTAATGGCCAACCCACTCCCGACACCTCCGTTTGTTCAGCCTGGCAATATTGCACCGCTTGGGATTTGCAACATCGATCCGACTTCTGGGTTGGTGTATTCGGCCGGGTGTGCCAACTACACCCCGATCGACACGGCCGGAACAACCACAATTGATGCCAGTACCGGCGGAGGCGTGTTGTACGGCTTCAATGCCATCAGCATTGGCACGAGCTGGACGGTTACCGCTTACGACGTGTACACGATCAAAACCAGCACTTACACCAATGCGCTGATTGCGACTCAGACGGCTGCGAGCACTGGTTTTCAGGGCAACCCAGGTTCGGGTGGCACGGGCGTCAGGTACAATGGCAATCTGCTGGTGGTGACTACGGGTACACCGGGTCTGTGGAACATTCTTTGGGATTGACGCAACTTCGGAGGAGGAAGCATGAGCAAGATTGAGAAGGATGAGTTTCTGCCGGATGGCACGAAACTGTGCAATTTGTCCCGCCCTCACGGGCTGATTTACTCGGACGGCATGGAAGATGCGCGGTACGAGCAGGATGGCCGGTTGTACCGTGCCGATCGCAAGCCGGTGGGCTATGCGCCCAAGGACCAGCGCAAGAGCGCCTGACGGTCCTTTGGTATCCTGTAGGCCGCAGTCGGTAAGTTTGCCGCTGCGGCCTTTTTTTCATTTGGAGGACACATGACCTGGAATCAGAGCGACCCGCAAGGGAACGAGTCGGGCAAGATCGTTTGGGAGCTGGTGAAGTGGACCCGCGGCAAGGGCCTTGATGTCGGCTGCGGCCCCAACAAAGGTTTCCCGCACTTCATCGGCGTGGACAACGGCACGGACATTCAGCTTTTCGGCCACCAGTTTAAGCCCGATGTCTGGGTGGACGATGCCAAGGATCTGAGCCTGTTCGCCACGGAGTCGATGGACTTCGTCTATTCCAGCCACCTGCTTGAGCACATCCCGCTAACCGATGTTCCGGCCGCCCTGCGCGACTGGCTGCGTGTCATCAAAAAAGACGGCTACCTTGTCCTGTATTTGCCCGACGAGACGCTCTATCCCAAGGTGGGAGAGCCGGGGGCCAACCCTGACCACAAATGGGACGTCAGTTACGAGCTGGTGATCGAGCTGATGAAGAAGGCCGGTCATTGGGACCTGCTCGACTGGCAGCGCCGTGACGGCGGGACCGAATACAGTCTGTTCCTTGTTTTTCAAAAGAAAGCATCAGGCCACGCTTTCAGCTGCACAAAGCCCCGTCCGGCAAAGACCTGCGGGATTGTGCGCTACGGGGCATTCGGAGACCTTTTGCAGGCCTCCAGCGTGTTTGCCGGCCTCAAGGCACAGGGTTACCACATCACGCTTTATACGAGCCCTCCGGGGCACGACGTAATCCTGCACGACCCCAACATCGACGAGTTCTACTTGCAGGACAAGGATCAGGTCCCAAACCAGTACCTTGACCAGTTCTGGACCTACCACAGCAAGAAGTACGACAAGTGGGTAAACCTGTCCGAATCGGTCGAGGGGACGCTGCTGTCGATCCCCGGCCGCTTCATGCACAAGGTCCCGCCGACCGTTCGGCACTCGATGATGAACCGCAACTACCTTGAGTTTCAGCACGAGGTTGCCGGGGTCCCGCACAAGCCCCAGGTCAAGTTCTACCCGCTGGCCTCCGAGGTCGAGTGGGCCAAGCGCGAGCGCAAGGACTGGAAGCAGGTGCTGGTCTGGTCGCTGGCTGGATCAAGCATTCACAAGGTCTGGCCGTGGGTGGACAACGTGGTGATGGGCTTGCTCAACGAGTTCCCGGACCTGCACGTTGTGACCGTGGGCGGCCCTGCAGCGGTGCTGCTTGAGCAGGGCTGGTTTCAGACCGGTGAGGACGGGTTGGCGGTCAAGAATGCCAAGGGGCGCCGGGTGGAGACTCACCCTCGGGTGCACGTTCGTTCGGGCGACTGGTCAATACGTCAGACCATGGCTTTTGCTCAAGCTGCTGAGATTGTGGTGGGCCCCGAGACTGGGGTGCTCAACTGCGTGGCGCATGAGGCCATGGCCAAGGTTGTGTTCCTGTCGCACTCCAGCAACGAGAACCTGACCCGCGACTGGGATAACAC